CGACACAACTTCCGTAACGCGGCCAGCCCACCCATACTTAATCGCACCGCCAGATGCAGTGGGGGCATCACTGATTACAGTGGCATAAGCACCCACCCAAGAAACGATGTTAGATGTAGCGGTATTGAAAGCGGTAGCCGCCGTTGTGTAGAATCCCGACGTGGTGCCCGATACGCCGCCGCCATCAGACACCGTAACTGTCTGGATACTGGAAGTGCGTATCCCGACAGGAAGCCCCCACACACCCTGTTTCGCCAGCAACTTCTGAAGCTGGTAATCCAGAGTACGGGAAGCATTGTCAGCTACAATCGCCACTTGCTCTTCAAAACCCGGATCAATCTTGGTCATGGAAAGCAGACGTGACATTCTAGCCGTTAAACCCCACTCGGCCACCGTAGCGGAAATCTGCCGCGACCCGAACCGAACAGAAGTCGGAGGCGCTTCCTGATCCGACAGTGCCGAAGAGGGTTTTGCCAACGGACGATAGCCCGTAAAATACACGGACACGCCGCTGTTTGCTGGACAGGGCCGCATCTGCGCGAACTGCATCATACGCAACTGCGGTTTCTCCCTCTCGATCAGCAATTTGTCGTAATACCGCCCCAACAAAGTTGTCGCGGTAGTTGTTATAGAACCAATAGCCACTTCTTATTACCTCACTTTTAGGGGAGCGGTTCCTCCCCATGCTTTTTGACTAAGTATGCCCGATATTCCTCCAGTGTCATCTCCTCTATCGGTTTACCGGGCGGTGACACCTGCGCCGATGTCGTTTCCGACGTAACGGCACGGGCGTTCTTCTGCACCGTCTCCACCGTTGCCTTCTGCGCAACATGGATAGCCTCTGCGGTCTGGCCTGCGGCATGAAGCCGAGCCAGCACTTCGAGATATTCGCGGGGGTCTGCGGTCGCGCCCTGAAACTCGTCATTCAACTGTTGCAGTTTGCGTACCGGAATACCCCGTTCTTCCGCAAAGTCACGGAGCAACTGTTCTGCCTGCCGACGCTGCTCCAACCGTTGCTCAAACGCGGTCAACTTAGCCTCAAGAACCGCTTCGGGATTCTCGAAGAAGTTGGGCGTTTCTTTCGGTACGGAGGACGTGCGGCGTTGTTCTGCAAGTTCGCGGCCCTGCTGGGTCAAGCGACGTTGCAATTCCCTGTTCTGCTTTTCCAGTTCTGCCAATTTCTGCGCCACCTCATTTACGGCAGCGGGTTCAACGGCAGGCGTGGTTACCACCGATTCTGGCGACTGCCCAGTTTCCTTGCCGACTTCAGCATCGGGGGTTTCTTGGGGGTCTAACTCTGACATAACTACTCCTTCTTCTCGCTTTCTTTCATTGCTTTTTCAACAATGTCCAGTATCTCCCTTTTATACATATCACGTACACGAACCAAAATCTCCCTCGTAGCGACATCCGTCATCGGAGAAAGGATTTCCATTACGTAACGCTCATCCTGTTCATGCCAATATCGCATGAGTCTTTGGAACTGCTTGATCTGCGTCCATAAATACAGAACATCATCCACCACCTGCTTAGGCAACGACATGATTCAACACATCCCTCATGCGCCCGCCGTGTCCAACGGACGAAGCGTTCATCAAAGCCGGGTGCTTGACCTTAAACCGTTCCCAAGCCGGGTCATCTATCTTCGTCAATTCCCCCCGCTCAATGCGCCTCGATATTTGGTTCTGATGCTGCATATACCTGAACCCGAAAAAGGGCACACGCAGAAACCGGCCATCAGCTTCAAAGAGGCGCAGGAAATAGTCCCATTGGGCATATCGCCACAAACTCTCGTCGTACCCGCCCAGCGAAGTCCAAATGTCCTTTCGGTAAAGACACAATTCCGGTATGAAACAGCGGTAGGCGATCATATACATAGCCGATGTGCAAAACACGGGTTCGATGTATTTCTCGCCCACCCATAACTCATAATCCGACCACACCACGTCAGACTGCGTGTGTTCTGCCGCGTACAGTAGGGAAGCGGGCATATTGGGATACATGATGTCATCGCTGTCGAACACCTGCACGTACTTGGTATTCGCGGCATTGAATCCCGCATTGGCCTGACGGGTAATGTCGGGAACGGCGGTATGCACCACCTTGCAATCATGCTCCTTAAAAATCTTCGTCGTCTTTACATCCTCTATCGGCACAACGCCAAGAATAGAGGCATCGGGGACATTCTCTATCCCCCCCTGGACACTACGGATCGCAGCGGGAAGTGTGCTATGCGCTTTGTAGGACCGTATCACGACGGTCAGCCCCGGATTGCTCATGCGCCTCCACACGCTTGGTCAACACGACCATTTTACTGTTTTCCGATCCCGTAATGTCAAACAACTGGCCTCTCCAACCCTCCAATTCCCACAACTCAATCGGCGGCAGGTTGAACTGATAACGCTTTCTGTCCTCGCTATAACTGATAACCGCGATCAATTCCTTCCGCGTGGCTCCCAGCAACTTCTTTAACACATCATCGAACTCGGATGGCCGGATATGATTCAGGACATGAAGGGCAATGACAAGATCGGCAGGCGGTAGAGGATCGCGGGAAATATCGGCAACAAAGAATTTGCCGTCCTTATGCCGCTCTGATGCTTTCCGTATGGCCGTGGGGGAAACATCCACCCCCGTATAATCCCGCATTGGCAACTCTTCCCAGCGTTCTGCCGTACCGCACCCAACGTCCAACAGCGAGGAGAACTTCCCGGTTTTCACCGCCTTCATTACAAAGTCATTAACCGCACTGTCCTTCTGAGCATCAATGAAAAACGTGGCATCCGTACCGTCAAATCTGCCCTCCCAAAACTTCGCATAATCGTAATCGTTGACCACATCCTTAGCTTCCGGGATACCAGCCAATTTGCGAATACGCGCCTTGTATAAATGCAAATCGTTTTCCCTCAAGTAGGAACGGGAAGCCTTGTAATCAGGTTCCCTCATCTCCTGCAACTTCTTGAGTTCTGTCACTACATCATCCGCTGTCGGAACATCGGGAACGCGATGGGTAAACGGCATATCGAAGTTGGTAACAAACCGACGCCCCGCTACACCCGCCTCCACTATCGAATACGGCCTGCCATCATGCTTAGATAACCGAAGCATACAGGACGTATTGGCAAGCAACTCCCCGTAACCCTGCGGAGAAAGATTCCCCAACCAAACCATATTGGGCAATTCAAACGCAGGCTTCTTACCAAAAAGGTGATACAGGAAGAAGGTGACATCCGGCATCTTCTTCATCGTCTCAACAAGAACGTCACCATAATGGAAATCGTGCCGGTGCTCAGGATAGTAAACAGCTACAGCGAACTTCTCCGGCAACGGCATCACCGGGAAAATATTCGTAGTCGGCAGTGGACAGACGTTCACCTTCTCGAAATAATGCTTGGCCTCCGGCACCAGACGTTCATCCTCGACAATATGGATGAACTCCGGCCTGTTCATGTGAACAAGACGTTCGGGCGTCAGCCAACTGTTGATATTATCCAGATCGCTACCCACCCAGTGAATCAATACCCGCTTATATCTGGAAGCCCAGTTGGAATACACCTGCCACCCCGCATCGTCCTGAACGTGCCAACCGATCATGTATCCGACATTGGTGCGCGGTGCCTTCTGTTCCAGTATCGACTCATACATACAACCGAGAGTCGGCCAGATGTGAGCCTCCGTATGATACTGGTTTCCCGTAGTGCAGATAGTAATGGGCACGGGTGGACCCGCTTCGCCCCAATATATGCTGTTTTCATCCACCGGCGAAAACTTCACCTCATGCCCGTAATACTGTTCCTCCTCTTTCGTGAAACCGTACTTGTCCAGCCACGCCCAGTGGCTCGTGATGTCGTACTCCCCTTCCCACCTGTGCCTGCAAATCAATCCGCAATCCAGAAAGATTCTGGATCCCGATTCCTTCGCTAACCGCGCAAAGGCAAAATCAGAACTGAATACGTCCCCCGTTTCGGGATCACGTACTGCGGGAAAGAATGGAATGGGTGACAACCAGCGGTACTTTTTGGGTATGGCCGGGAAAACCTCATGCGATAAATAATCCCACACCCGCTCAATGACCTTGCGCTTTACCAAGATAAAGCCGGACCCCGTGCCATCCACCTCCAGCAAGACGTTGTTCTTTACGTGCTCCGGGCGAATGAGAATATGTCTGAACTTGCCATCCGCACCCTGCATACCCACCGGAACAAAGTAGGGCGGCGTTTTCCACGTACACACACCAGACACAAAATCCTTATCGTGGGCAAGCAACCTGTCCAATGCCCACGGCGGGAAGATGATGTCATCCCCCGTGTAAAGAAGATAATCCCATCCCTCATCCAAAAACTGACGGCACAATGTGAACGAGTTCTGGCTGATCTGCTGACCGCGAACCATTCTCAGTTCGGTGGCATTGGGAGTAGTGGCCCTTAACCGATCTATACACGCCTGAGTCTTGGGCGCAACCGTACCGTAAATATGCCTAATGGGAATACCGATCAGAACGCGAGCCATATCAAGCCTTTCTCGCCTTCTTCGCCTGCAAATCTTCCCACGAAAACAGGGTGGCATCCTCCAATCGCGGCAATGTCGTCACCGGCAACTTAACCAGATACAACCCCCACTCCACTATCTCCAACACCTGCCAGCGCGAAGTATCCCCCATAACCACGGTCTGCATGGCCTTCATCTGATCCCGCAAACTCGGGAACATATCTTCCCTCTTGACCGTAGCCTGATTGGAATAGGTGCCATCGGGAAGAATGACATGATCCAACTTCGCTTTCACCTCTTCCTTGGTGACGGCTATATCCGCTTTGGTCGCAGCCACCTCCTCTTTAACGGCGTTCACATCATCCTTCAACTCATCCATCTTGCTCTGTAACCGCTCCACGGGTGAAGCGACCTGCATCCTTCTTCCTACTGGTCCCATAACCTATCCTTCGTTTGGGGTCTGCGGGAGAGCCGTTTCCTGCATACCGGCAAGCATCGAACGGAAATCCGTAGCTTGCGGGGCATTACCGGGAACCGCTTTGCCCTGATTTGCTTTGTTACCACCTGTCTTTGACTGCACCTGTTGTTCCGGCGTCAACGCCTTCGCCGTCTCGCCCATGTTCTTCAACATCTGCATCTGCTGGAACATGGCAAACATCTCTCCGAACTGCGGATTCATAAATCGGGTGACATCTTTCCATCCCCAAGTATGCAGAAGCTCCTTCGCCAACTCCGGGCGATTAAACAACGGGATGGGTTGGACGGCATCCATCTGCAATGCCTGCATAATCTGACCTGCGCGCAACGCCTGTGACTCTGCCTTCGTAGCGCCCTCAAAAATGTAGTCAAACGTGCCCTGCACGTCCTCTGGTGCCACCTTTGGATAGACATACTGGCTATCCTTGAACACGCGAATGACAAACTCCTGATCTATGAACTGCTGATTCAGGATGATCCAGCGTTCAAACACGGGCCGCATGAACGTATCTTCCAACATCCGCTCAAACTGTCCCAGCCGCGTAGCGGAATGAGACACGATGGAGGCTATCTCGGTGGCCGTCATCCGGCCACCCTCGGACTGCCCCAGCACGGTGCTGGTGATCCCCGTGTATTCTTTGTAGTGTGCCAGCAACCCGTTAATCAGGATGAACACACCCTGCGACAGATCGGGCACCTGAATCGGAAGAATGGCCTCGTTCGGCGGGCGCTTGCCGCGTATGACCTTGCCGGGAGACGAAATCACATCGGATTCGTCAATCCCCGCAAGTTCGTTGATGTAGAACATCTTGTTGATGTTGAAATTGAGGTTGTCCATCACAATGTTATATAACTCGTCAACACTCAACCCCAGACGTTCCACGAACTCGATCAGCGAAATGCCCCAGATGTAACCCGGATCATCTATAACCTTCGCGGCAACATACATCCGCTTATTGGTCAGATAATTGGACGGTTCGCATCGTAGCGGTTCATTCGTGCCGTCCACGATGGCGACAATCCAATCCGCATCTGGGTCGTGATCGGGATAATATTGCGCCACCAACCCCTCGGAGATATTCTCCGGCAGTTTGCCCGTATATTCCAGCAGGGCGTATTTGTCGTCTCTGTGCAATCCCCCTTCCCCGATATTCCGTGTCGTATATTCCGTGTTCAGTGTGGCATCGGAATCCTTGCTGAACTTGGAGGGATTGAGACTTTCCAGAACCGCGAGATCGTACAGGGGCAGACCCAGCCCGTCCTTGGCTTTTCTGATCTGCCGCTTCGTCACCCAAGTGCGGTGGATGATACCCTCTGCCTCGTCCAGCGACGGCGCATCCAACGGGAAAAACACATCTTGGATTGGCAAATGCTCGATGAGTGGAGATTCCAGAACAACCTCATCCTCCATGCGCACCGCACCGGGAACGGGGACAATACCCAAAACCATCACCTGTTTAGGTACGCGCCGCGTTTCCTTTTTGAAGTGCATCTTACCAAGACCCAGCCCATACTTGATCGCATCCCGGATGATCTGGTGACCCGGCACGGAAAACTGCGTAGCCTGCTGCTGGAAATCCACCACCTGCTGCACGATCTCGGACTTCATCTGATCCGAGTATTCTCGTCCGATGATGCGACCATAGGGAAGGCGCCCGAGCAGAT